CCCACGCCCCATTCGGCGCCTCCGGTGAAGCACAGCTCGCCGGCTCCGGTTCCGACCGTCATCGACGCGGGGCTGTGACATGAGGAGGCTTCTGGTAATTCTCACCGCCGTAGCCCTCCTTGGTTCATGCGCATCTCACATGGATCAGGAGCCTCCTCACCACGTTTCACCCACCACCTCCAGGGCCGATCGGGCGCATGTGTTGGAGGGAAAGCAACTGAAGCATAAGCCAGTGGAGCCTGGAAAGCTCTGCGCGAGTTCTCTCGGCTGCGCTTTGGTAATCCCCGTCGAGCTGACCGGGAATGAGCTTACTCCTCCGGCTGACCCACAGGTCCTGGGGTGGTGGGGTTCAAAGGTGAACGCTAAGAAGGGAACCACTCTTCTCATCGGTCACACTGTTCACACTGGTGGCGGGTTCCTGAATGATCTCGACCAGAAGGCCTTAGTGGGGTCCTCTGTGCGGGTTTCAGGGCACGTATACCATGTGGTGAGTAATAGGGTCATCAGCAAGCTGAAACTGTCTCAGATCGCGCCTGAGCTCTTCTCACAGGCCGGTCCCAACAAGTTGGTGGTTGTCACCTGTGAAGGATACGACCCAGCAACCGGTCACTATCATAACAACACTGTGGTGGTGGCTAAGTAGGAGGCCCTATCTCCCTGTGGGGGACACTTTGGCGGGAATATTCCCCATAAAGTGTCCCTCACATGGGTCTGCTTTTTTGTGGAACGATCTTGGGGAAGAGCTTAGGTCCGCGAATTTTAGGACGTTTCGCAAAAAATTCTCCGCACTCCACGAAAAAACGGCAGGCTCAAAAGTGGGTTTTGGGTAAAGAAAACTACCTAAATTCACGCTCATTACACAATTACACACTTTTATACTACCTTTAGAGTAGTAGTAGTAAAAAAGAGGGTATAAAAATACGGTGGCCAAAGGGGGGTCGAAAAAACGGGGAATTGTGTAACGGCACGATTTACATGCTTTAGAGTAGAGAACAACACACATCACTACCATTGGAGAACCAACATGACCGTAATCATGACCTTCGTCGGAACGCTCGTGTTCATGTTCAGCTGGTTCACCGTAGGCTACAAAGCTGCGGTGAAGCGCCTGTTCATGTTCATTGCTACCGGCGTGCTCATCGACTGCTGCATCATCGCCGTCGCCATATTCGTGGCTGTCGCGCTCTCAAACTAAACTCAAAGCCCTTGTTACCCATACAAGGGCCTAGGGTTTTGGAAAGGATTGACATGAAAGTGTATCACTTTTGCGACTGGGACGAGTGGTATGATCTACCAGCTTCAACCGCCACGCTCAAGAAACGGTCTCGCTGCAAGGAGTGTGGTCAAGTCTGGCAGACCACATACTTATTCAACGGTACTGAGCGCGTTCGCGTTCATCGTTGGATGCCTAACATCCGATTGATGGTGTGGCGTCACAAGGAGCGAAAGCTTTTTAAGTGACCTTTCAGCTGTACGATCACCAGAATGAAGCAATAGCTAAGCTTCATACTGGTAGCGTCCTAGTCGGCGATGTTGGATCCGGTAAGTCGATTGTAGCTTTGGCTTACGCCCAACTACGACATCCGGACAAAAAGATCGTCGTCATCACGACCGCAAAGAAACGTGATAGTGGTGAGTGGTTTGCCGATGCGATGAAGATGTCGCTACGGTCTGAGCTACACGTGGATAGCTGGAACAACATCAAGCAGTACGTCGAATGGGATGCGTTCTTCATATTCGACGAGCAACGAGTTGTTGGATCAGGAGCATGGGTTGATGCGTTTCTAGAGATCTGTAAACGTGTCGATTGGATTCTTCTCTCAGCTACCCCAGCTGATACTTGGATGGATTTAGTTCCTGTATTCATAGCCAATGGCTTCTTTAAGAATAAGACGGAGTTCAACCGAGAGCACGTCGTGTTCAGTCGTTTCACCAAGTATCCAAAGGTTGATCGCTATACAGAACCATGGATCTTGGAGAAGATGCGAGATCAGATCTATGTCGAGATGTACCTCGAGCGACACACCACTCGCGAAGAGCATATTGTGGATGTCGAATTTGATCTAGTAGAACAACAACTCCTCTATCGTGATCGATGGAATGTAGAGGAGAATGTACCGATCAAAGATGCTGGCGAACTGATGCGGCTCATGCGCCGCAGTACAAACCGTCATCCATCAAGACTGGATGAGGTCAAGAAGATCGCAGCAGATCATCCTAAGCTCATCATCTTCTACAACCACGACTATGAGCTAGAAATCCTGCGAACTCTGATGACCGAGCTCGATATTCCTATAGCCGAATGGAATGGCCACTATCACCAGGACATACCGCTTTATAGCGATCGGTGGCTATATCTGGTGCAATACCAAGCGGGTAGCGAGGGGTGGAACTGTGTGGATACGGACACAATTGTGTTCTATAGTTTGCCATATTCCTACCGTAACTTCCATCAAGCCAAGGGACGAATTGACCGCATGAACACGCCGTTTGAGGTGATGCATTACTACATCCTCAAGTCTCGGTCTATCATCGACCAAGCCATTTGGCGTGCGCTTCATCGTAAGAAAAACTTCCAAGTTTCTGCGTTTGCCAAGAAGGCGTGGCCGAAGGAGGTGACTAAGATGCGACCGCTCAACTAAAATTGAGCAGGCTGTGAGGGCGTACATCCCTCACAGTTTTGTCCAGGCAGAAAATACAGGTATTAAGATGAAGAGAGTACAATATGTCTACGCTGAAATCAGAGATATATGATCATGTACTCCTCTTTTTGTTTTGTCTAAGGAGGTGACATGCGAGAAAACGTCTACCAAGCTTATCTGATCAGGCTTATTTATCAGCTTGTTCCAGATTGCATCATTCTCAAGAACGATCCCAACTACATCCAAGGAATGTTGGATCTTTCTGTGATTCGTAGAGGTCGAATTGTGTTGTTGGAGGTAAAGGCATCGGAGAAGTCCAGAGAACGCCCCAACCAGCGATACTATGTCGAGCTCCTTATAGGTGCCGGTACTCCGGCATATTTCATCTACCCCGAGAACGAGGAGGAGGTTCTTCGTGCGCTTCAACTCGCACTGGCAGGTTGAGGGTAAGCACGCTTTCCTCGGTGCCAGTAAGTACCACTGGATTCGCTATGATCTAGACAAGATGAAGCGAATTTGGGAGAACAAGTTCAAGTCAGAAGAAGGAACACGCAAACACAATCTTGCGGCCTTCTGCATCCGTGAGCGAGTCCGTTTGGAAGACAACGGCTCGACTCTTTCTCTTTATGTCAATGACGCCATTGGTTTCAAGATGACTCCAGAGCAAGTTCTGTTTTACAATGATGACTGTTTCGGAACGGCTGACGCCATTAGCTTCCGACAGAGCATCTTGCGGATCTTTGATCTGAAGACCGGAGTTCATCCAGGATCGTTCGATCAACCCAAGATCTACTGTGCGTTGTTCTGCATCGAGTACAAGATCAATCCGTATGACATTGAGATGATCATGCGGATCTACCAGGACAACCAGTTCTTTGAAGAGATCGCCGATCCTTCAGAGATTCAGGAGATCATGGATATCATCAAGCTGTTTACCGAGGAAATCGACGCAATGCGGGAGGTGATGCTGTGAAGATACCACATGGTGAGATGATGCACTACGGCATCAAGCGCAAGTCCGGCCGATATCCTTGGGGTTCAGGCCATGATGCCTATGGTCGAAGCAAGAGCTTCTATGCTTATGTGGATGACCTCATTGCACAGGGAATTCCAGAACGTGAGATCGCTATTGCCATCGGAGCTGCTACTCCTGATGGTAAGTTCTCCGTTGCTGATCTTCGTGCCACCAAGACGATTGCTCGTGAAGTGATCGTTCAAGAGCAGACTCAGCGAGCGGTTCAGCTTCGTGAAAAGGGTGTAAGTCTTGAGCAGATTGGCAAGGAACTCGGCGTTCCTCAGCCCACTGTTCGTTTGCGCCTCAAGAATGCGGACAAGATCTCGAAATCGAAGCTGTCCAATACCGTAGATGAGATTCGTGCGGCTGTTGATGAGCACAAGATTGTGGATGTGGGTAAGGGTGTTGATTTGAGGCTTGGGATTGCAGACACCAAACTCAATGCGGCTTTGTCGGTTCTTCGTGATGAGAATTACGAGACTTACGTTCTTCAGACTCCCAATGTTGGTACGAATCACAGAACCAACCAAAGAGTGATTGTTCCGCCGGGAACCGGTTTCGCCGGAGCAAAGAAGATGGCTGACAACATTCACACCATGGGTGCCTTCACCGAAGACGATGGGCTGACATATTTCGGAATTCACACTCCGATCAGTATCAGTTCATCTCGGTTGAAGATCAACTATGCCGAAGATGGCGGTACAAACGAAGATGGTGTTGTGCACGTGCGTCCTGGTGTTAAGGATTTGGATATGGGTAAGAATACCTATGCTCAGGTTCGAATTGCCATTGACGGCACTCACTACATCAAGGGAATGGCTGTTCTCGATCCAAACCTGCCTGCAGGGACTGACTTGTTGTTCAACACCAACAAGAAGAAGTCTGTAATCGGAACAAACAAGCTTGATGCGTTGAAGGAGATGAAAGTCGATAAAGATGGGGTAGTCGACAAGGATAACCCGTTCGGATCGATGATCAAGCGCCAAATCGTTGAACTTGACAGCAAAGGCAAAGAGCAAGTCAAGTCGGCGATCAATCTCGTCAACGAAGAAGGGGACTGGCAAGATTGGCGTAAATCGGTCCCTTCTCAGATGTTGGCTAAGCAGCCTCACTCTCTGATCAAGTCTCAACTCCAAGTCACTAGAGAAGATATTCGTGCTCGAATGGCTGAGATCGATAGCATCACGAATCCCGTGGTGCGAAAGAAGGAGTTGGAGAACTTTGCTGAAAAGATCGATTCAGATGCAGTCGATTTGAGAGCAGCTGCTTTCCCACGCCAACTCACACAAGTCATCATTCCCATGCCCAAAATGAATAAGGGTGAGATCTATGCCCCCAATTTCGAGACTGGCGAGAGGGTTGTCCTTATTCGCTATCCCCATGGTGGCCGATTTGAGATCCCTGAAGTCACAGTCAACAACAACAATCGCACGGCTAAGAAGCTTCTCGGTAATGCCAGAGACGCGATTGGAATTCACCCCTCTGTGGCAGAACGCCTTTCTGGAGCTGACTTCGACGGAGATACCGTCATTGCCATCCCCAACAGACAAGGCAAGATCAAAGGCGTAGAGTCTATGGGCTCTCAGCGTAAAGTCTACGATGATGCGCTGAACAACTTTGATCCAAAGACTGTCTATGGTGGTTTCGTAAAGTCGGGTGTTGACAAAAACGGGAATGATGTCGGCAACTACAAGCTGATGCGGAACACTGGTCGTGAGATGGGAATGATCACCAATCTCATCACGGATATGTCGGTGCAGGGTGCAAAGCCCGAACATGTGGTCCGTGCTGTCAAACATTCCATGGTGGTCATTGATGCTGAAAAACATAAGCTGAACTACAAGCAAAGCGAGGTAGATAACAACATTGCCCAGCTTCGTGAGTTGTATCAGTCTCATCCGAACAGCGATAGGCGTGCTGGTGGGGCAACGACTTTGTTGTCTTTGGCTACGTCTAAGACTCGTGTTCCTGAGCTTCAAGATCAACCAGCCAAGCTAGGTCCTAAGATCGACCCCGAAACTGGGGCTCGTATTCTGGTACCTACTGGTAAGACGCGTTCTAAGTTCGACAAGAAGACAGGTACCTACTCTGAGGAGAAGGTGGTGGTCACACAGAACCTTAAGCGTTTGTCTTTGACAGATGACGCTTTCTCTCTGGTACGTGATCCAGCAGATCCTGTTGAGCGTCTCTATGCCACACATGCCAATGAGATGAAGGCCATGGCAAACCAGGCCCGTCTCAAGTCAGCACGCATACCGAATCCTAAGATCAACTCACAAGCTCGGGTTGTGTACAAGGATGAGGTGGACAAATTAGTGGCCGACCTAAAGAGGGCACAGGCACAGAAGCCTCTTGATCGTCGTGCTGATGTGATAGCTGGTGCCACTGTCAAGCAGAAGATGAAGGATGATCCTACTCTTAGGTATGACGCTGATAGGAAGAAGAAGACCGAACGTCAGGCTAAGAATGCTGCACGTGCAAGACTAGGTCTTGAGAAGCCCGTCATTGAAGTCACCGATAGACAATGGGATGCCATCCAATCGAATGCTGTTAGTGCCTCCAAGCTTAGGCAACTACTGGACTACACCGATCCTAAGCGGATCTCAGAGCTGTCCATGCCACGCACCAATCCAGTAATGACCAATGCAATCACCGCTAGGGCTAAGGCTATGCTCAGTGCTGGTAACAGTACTGCTGATGTAGCTGCTGCTCTTGGTGTACCTGCATCCACGTTGAGAGCCGCGTCCTTGAGAGGGGATCTGTAGTGGCTGAATTCATGTTGAGTTTGGCCACCAACCCCTACGACCCTTTCGAAGAGTACGACATGTGGAAGAACTTTGACACACATGAAGGTTTCGACACTGATGGCCTTCTAGCACGTGTTGTTTCCACGTCGGATGACCTTTCGCAAGAGGACCAGGATCTCGCAGTTGAGCAGGCCATAGAGTCAATACTGTCAAACGTGTCCTTCAAGGGCCTGTACAAGAAGGTAGAACGCAAAACGTAGTTCTTTGTGATAGGGGGGGGAGGGGTCTCTAAAAAATACCCCTCCCTTCCATCGCCGCTGTCCTCCATATTTCTCCGGAGGGAAACTATATTTGAACTATTGACCTCAGGATGAGGAGGTGAAAGTAGTGCCAAAGTCTGCCAGCCGGGGTCGAAAGGATTCCGAAGACATGCCGATGCGACTCCCACCGGCGAGAACCAGGGAGAGACGTGTCCAGCAGCTGGTGGTTCAGGCTGAGAACCTCATCGAGGAACGCATCCGTGACCGGTCTGCTTCCCCAACTGAGGTGGTCGCTATCGTTCGACTCGGTACAGCTCAAGAGTTGGCCAATGTCGAACGAATTAAAGCACAGACAGAGTACCTAGTTGCACAGCGAGCTAAGGCGGAGTCGGAAACGTTCCGCGAAGAGAAGTTCCAAGAGGCGATGGAGGCGATGAGTCGTTATGGCGGCGATTCGTAAGATATTGACCTACGGTGAACTTCAGAAGCGTACAGCATTTTTGTCACGCTTCCGCTACCTGAGTTTAGGTGGTGAACTAGGCGCTGCGACTTTCGGGTTCGATCGTCCTCTCAATCAAGCCTTTTACGGGAGTCGAGAGTGGAAATCTATTCGGGATGTGGTCATTATTCGTGATGACGGATGTGATCTAGGCGTTCCGGGACATGGTATTCACGATCGTGTTCTCGTCCACCACATGAATCCAGTTAGGGTTCAAGACCTTACTGAATTCAATGAGGATATTCTGGATCCAGAATACCTCATCTGTGTCTCAACAAGAACCCATAATGCCATTCATTTCGGCGACGAAAGACAACTTCCCCGGCCTTTCGTTGAACGAACGCCTGGCGACACAGACCTCTGGTAAGGAGGGATGATGAAACTTAAGCGAGATGTGTACATGGCCTTCTGGAATTGGAACTGGGGCACACATCAGCGCCAAGATCAGAAGATGTTGGACTACATTCTCGATGCCTACCCGTCCATCGACATGGTGACCGGCGTGGAGACCAAGGTGGACAACTTCCATCAGATGTTTCCGAAAGGTTGGAGAGTAGTTCAAAATATCAAGAATCTGTCGAAGCGAAATGTCATGATCGCCTGGGTTAGGTTGAGTCTGCATCGGCCGAAGGTCCGAGGGCTCAAGCTCGGAGTGAACCCCAATGGCGTGAAGATGCTTCCGCGTCCTCTTCGCATCGTAGACTTTCAACTCTACAGCTCATCGGCGGGTCGATACCTTTGGTGTCGACTTATCCTTGGCCACAATGCGCCAAAGAGGTTCAAGTTCCTACAGCCGGTGTTCAATGCCCGAGTGAAGCTGCGAATCAAAGCTCGATCTTGGGGCCGTAAGGGTCGGTGGGTGTATCTCGCCGATCACAACCAAAACGGCAACGAGGTAGCGAAGATTCTTGGCGGAACATTCCACGGCGAGGGCATCGACGGTCCAATCACTGGACCGAACATGACCATGAAGAACGTAGTAATCGACAACAAACCAAAGCATGAGGGCTGGACGGACCATCTCGGTGTCGTCGGGACGCTCAAGCTCAAGGACTGACAGGAGACGTCACATGACGCAGCAGGACAAGGAGCTCGAGGCTTTTGAGGCTGAGCGAGAGGAGGAGACCGTCAACGTGAAGATCTACGAAGACGATCCCGATCCCGATCTCACCCCTCAGAGCCTGATCGAGATCCAAGACGAAGAGGCAACCGAAGATGCGTGATTGGAAGGGCGATCTCGCCTGGTACAAGACACACACCACGACCGCCAAGATCGGATTCAACCCCGATGGTCGATGCCTTCAAATCTGTCGTACGTCAAGGGACATTGGTCCCCGGTATTCGTCGGCCAAGCAGGCCCAGGATGCCACCCCGGAGAGGTTCCGGGTTCACCGGATTCGGGACCTTCGCCGCGGAATGAAGATCTTTGTCGACGACCCCAACGACGGCAACAAGTTCGGTCATGTGGTCACGATGGTGGGTCGAGTCAAGGGTTTCGACTGGGACAATGCGGACGATGTGTTGGTCAAGACCAACTCGGTCGTCGCCGGCAAGATCGTCGTTGTTCGACTGACCTACTTCCAGAAGCACTGGGGCGACAGTTTCCAGTTTGGAGCATTCTGGCTGAACGGCGAAGAGCTTGACTACCCCGGATGGAAGCGCGACGGCAAGGGAACAGATGTTGCCCCGAAGCCGGACACGTCTCCTCGTGTTCAGAATTTCCGTGAGTCGGGAAACTCATGGAACGTGAACATTCTTGATCGCGCGGTCGCGGGCGGGCGTAAGGACATCGCCCCCAAGGTCCACGCAATCGAGAAGGCCGTCAAGGATCTGCCAGATGACGTGAAGGACACTCGGGTCAAGCAGTTCAAGGACGAGTTCCACAACAATCGCGTTCTGGACATGAAGCTTCTCAATGCTGCCGTGGAAGATGGCCGCTCTGGTCGGGTCAAAGAGCAGCGCGACAAGCTTCGAGCTGCGATCAAGTCCGTTCTTCGGCACTAAGACCCCATGGGTCCGACGCCACCCCTCCTGACGGACCCACAGTTCAATTCGATTGCCATCGTTCTAGTCGCGATCATCGCGATCATCCCAACCACGTTGGCAGCATTCTGGGCTCGGTCAGCGAAGAATAGCTCTGCAAACGCAGAGAAAGAGATGGTCACCAACGGTGGTATGGGTTCTCAGGTTCCCAATGTGAATGACCACATCAAGTACCAGACAACAATGCTAGAAGGTCTCGTTGAGAGACAGGACAATCATGAACAACTTCTAGCTACACACATTGCACATAGCAGAATCATGGATGCAGCGCTCGCCGAAGTATATCTAGCCGTGAGACCCACGGCCCGGATGAAACACATCTTCGACGACACGGACGACACGTAATACAACTTCGTTAGAAAGGAGGGGGCGACATGGGTAGCATCCTCGATAGCATCAAGAACAAGCTCAACATCACAGCAGCTGAGACAGCTTTTGACTCGGACATCATCAGCTTCATCAATGAGGCATTCGGCACGCTCACCCAGCTAGGAGTCGGCCCGACTGAGGGATTCGCAATCACTGGAAACGGAAATCAGTGGGCTGAGTTCTATGACGACCCCAAACTGAGCGGAGTTGAGACGTTCGTTTACCTCACCACCAGATTGTCGTTCGATCCACCTGACACTGGGTTCACCCAGGCAGCGATGGAGCGTCAATTGCAGGAGTTGGCTTTCCGACTGAACGTCGTGGCCGACTACGGGTGATAGGTGCTCAGTAATACCGCGGTCCCGAAGTACTATGCGGAATTCCGGGACAAGGTACTCAGTGGAGAGATCCCCGTCTGTGAGGAAATCTCTCTTCAGATGCAGTTAATCGACCAACTGGTTGCTGACCCTGACGTCTACTATGATGATCGGGCGATTGACGGTTGGATCGAGTTCTGCGAAGAAGAGATGACCCTCACAGACGGGGATGACGTGCATCTGCTGGATTCCTTCAAACTATGGGCAGAGGATCTTCTCTCGTGGTTCATATTCGTCGAACGTGAGCGCTGGGATGTAGAGCGTCAGATGTTTGTCATGAAGACAGTCAAAAAACGTCTTCGTGATACGCAGTATCTGATCGTTGCTCGTGGTGGCGCCAAGTCGATGTATGTGGCGTTCATGCAAGCGTTCTTCCTTACGGTGGATCGTGCAACTACTCACCAGGTCACGGTCGCTCCGACAATGATCCAGGCTCAAGAGGTTGTCTCACCCATCAAGACCGCAATCACGCGTGCCAAAGGTCCGCTGTTCAAGTTTCTCACTGATGGTTCACTGAACAACACTACTGGTGCCAGATCTGGTCGACAGAAACTGGCTTCGACAAAACGTGGTGTTGAGAATTTCTTGACGAACTCGTATCTTGAGGTTCGTCCTATGAGCATCGATAAGGTGCAGGGTCTTAGATCTAAGTACAACTCGGTGGACGAATGGCTGTCGGGCGACACGCGTGAGAACGTCATTACCGCGCTCAGGCAGGGTGCTACCAAGTTCGAAGACCCAATTCTCATTGCCATATCGTCGGAAGGAGTGATCCGCAACGGCGTTGGCGATGACATCAAGATGGAACTCATCACGATTCTCAGAGGAGAGTCGGATCAGAGGAACGTGTCTATCTGGCACTACAAGCTAGATGATCTATCTGAGGTGGCTAATCCTCGGATGTGGATCAAGGCACAACCAAACATCGGCAAGACGGTCTCCTATGAGACGTATGAGGCTGATGTTAAGAAGGTCAAGCAATTTCCATCGGTTCGCAACGAGATTCTCGCAAAGCGTTTCGGCATTCCGATGGAGGGCTACACGTTCTTCTTCACATACGATGAGATTCAACCAACCTTCGATTTCGTGGTTCCAGACCGATTCGACAAGATGCCTTGTTCTATGGGTGTTGACTTGTCCATGGGTGACGACTTCTGTGCGTTCGCATGGCTCTTCCCGCTCGCGCGCGAGGAGTTTGGTCTGAAGGGTCGAAGTTACATCACTCGGCGTACTCTTGACATGCTTCCCAGTTCTAAGCGGGTTAAGTATGAAGAGTTCATGACCGAAGGATCGCTCATCATATTCGAGGGTACGGTTCTCGACATGATGGACGTCTACGACGATCTCAATAACCACATACTGAACCACGAGTACGACATCCGTACTATGGGATTTGACCCGTATAACTCTAAGGCCTTTGTGGAGCGCTACGAGCGCGATTGGGGTCCTTACGGAGTTGAGAAGGTCATTCAAGGCGCACGAACCGAATCAGTTCCTCTCGGAGAGATGAAGAAGCAGGCCAACCAAAGTCTGATTCTACACGACGAAGGAATCATCACTTATACAATGGGTAATGCGGTTACGTGGGAGGATTCAAACGGAAATCGAAAGCTGCATAAGCGGCGGAACGATGAGAAGATTGACAACGTGTCTGCCTGGCTAGATGCCTATGTGGCAATGAAGGCACATCCCGACCAGTTCGACTAGGAGGTGAGAGATGGGACGGATTCGAAGGCAACTAACACGCGAGCTCAAGCACGGGTGGAACGCCTTCCGTGACGCTCCTCAGGACAGCAGTTATGGGGGTGGATACACCCAGAGCCCTCGGAGCAATCGCAGTCCGGCTCGTTATTTCAGCGATCGGTCGTTCATCGGGTCGATCTACAACCGTTTGGCTGTGGACTTTGCGCTGATCGAGTTCTTCCATGCGAAGCTCGATGAGAATGACGTGGCCACAACCATCGTGCGCGATGGACTGAACCGCTGTTTCACGTTGGATTCCAACATCGACCAAAACTCGTTCGCGATGAAGGTCGACTTTGCCATGACGCTCTTCGAGCAAGGTACCGCATGTGTGATACCGATCGATTGCGACATGGATCCGTTGGCATCAGCGAGTTACGACATCCGAGACCTTCGGGTTGGAACCGTAGCCGCTTGGCATCCGCGAAAGATCACGATGATGGTCTACGACGATCGAGAAGTCGATGATTCGGGTCAGCCAGTCAATGGTGGCATCTCGAAACAGATGACTTTGCCAAAGGACATGGTCATGGTGGTAGAGAATCCTTTCTATACCGTCATGAATGAGCCAAATGGACTTCTCCAACGGCTCATCACAAAGTTGTCGATTCTTGACTCGATCGATGAAGCAGCTGGTTCCGGAAAGCTCGATCTGATCTTGCAGTTGCCATACACCGTTCGCGGTGAGTCCAGGCAGGCACAGGCTCAGAAGCGTCGAGACGATCTGCGAGCTCAGCTGAAGGATGACGAACTCGGTATTGGCTACATCGACATCTCGGAGAAGGTGGTTCAGCTGAATCGCCCAATCGAGAACAAGTTGCTCGACCAAATCGAGTATCTTGGCAATGCAGTCATGTCCGAACTTGGCATCACTCGTGAGATCATGAACGGGACCGCTTCTCGTGACACGATCAACAACTACTACGACCGCACTGTCGAACCGATCGCTCAGACATTCGCGCTCGAGGCAAAGCGGAAGTTCCTCACCAAGACGGCTGTCACGCAAGGCCATTCAGTAGAGTATTACCGTGATCCGCTCAAGTTGATTCCGATCGACGAGCTGGCTGAAGTGGCAGACAAGCTGATCCGCAATGCAGTTCTGACTGCCAACGAGTTCCGTCCGAAGATCGGTTACCGACCTTCGAACCAGCCCGGAGCAGACAAGCTGATCAACCCCAACATGCCGACAAAGGATCAGGAACACACCGCCGATCCCCCAAAGGAGGTGACGGATGAGGGACTACCTAGCGGCGATCTTCAAAAAGCCTGAGGATGCTGGACATCATGGGGTAAAGGGGATGCGATGGGGCATTGTTCGTTCTGATGCTCAAATCTCAAACGACACCCAAAAGCGACATTCATCTGGCGAAAAGGTGACACCTTCGGCTAAGGCCAAGGCAGCCGTTGCTCATCCGACACACAATCCTGACGGATCGGAAACTTCAGCTACTCGCTATGCTCGTCTTTCGGAGCAAGTGAAGGCTGGAAACACCGGCGTGATGTCGGAGCCAGACCTTCGGTTCTTCAATGCTCGAACCGAAGCCCTTGCCAAGGTCAACAAACTGAATGAGAAGAACCCGTCATGGCTGACGTCCACCTCCAAGAAGGTGCTTCAGCAGGCGGCACAAAACACGATGCAGTCGATCGCCGACGGTGTCGCCAAGAAGTACATCAGTGGTCCACTCCTCGAAGCACTCCCCGACGCGAGTGCTCTGAGAAAGAATTGACCAAAGGAGGTCAAAATGGAACCGGATTTCTCTGGGTACGTCACGCGCTACAACATCAAGTGCACTGACGGCCGGACGATTCAGCCTGGTGCGTTCAAGCATCAGGACGGGCTCAAGGTCCCGCTCGTGTACCAGCACCAGCACACCGACATCAGTCAGGTGCTTGGCTACACGGTCCTCACCGCAAAGGAGGACGGCATCTGGGGTGACTCATTCTTGAACACCTCGTCCAAGGCAGGGGATGCTCGTGCCGCAGTTCAGCACGGAGACCTCGACAAGTACTCGATTTGGGCCAAGGACCTGGATGAGCGACTCGGAAACCAGGAAGCTCTCGTCCATGACGGGGTCATTCAGGAGACGAGCCTCGTTCTGGCCGGAGCCAACTCGGGCGCGAGCATCTACAACGTTCTGGCGCATGGCGCACTCGACGATGACGAGATGATGATCGTCGGCGGCGAGATCATGCACGAGGACACTCCCAAGGAGTCCACGGCTGATGCCACCAAGGCTGATGCCACGACCACCGAGGAGCCCAAGACCGACGCCGCCAAGGCCGAGGTAGACAAGCCCATTGAGGGCGACACAACCGTGGCGGATGTTCTGAAGACCCTCAATGAGGACCAGCAGACCGCAGTCAACAGCGTCATTGACGACATCGTCAAGGAAGCAGTCACCGAGGCCCTCACTGAGGAGCCGCAGCTCACCCACTCCGACTCCTCCAAGAAGGGAACCCAGATGAGCCGCAATGCGTTCGACCGGTCCAACGAAACCGGCAACACCAACACCATCGAGCGTCCTTCGCTCAAGCACGAGGACGCGACTGCGATCCTCACCAAGGCCAAGGGCGACTCCGCCACCGGCGGCTCCAACGGCGTCTCCTCGCTGCGCGACCTGGTTCGCTCGCAGGGCGGCAAGGAGCTCATGCACGCGGATGACTACGGTGTCCGCGACATCGAGATCCTGTTCCCCGACGCTCAGCAGCTCATGCGGACGCCCACCTTCGTGGACCGTCGGCAGGACTGGGTCAAGAAGTTCCTCGCGGGTACCAGCCACAGCCCCTTCTCGCGAGTGAAGACGGCGTATGCCGACATCACTGCCGACGAGGCTCGTGCGCGCGGTTACATCAAGGCCGGCCAGAAGGTCGACGAGGTGTTCCCCGTGTTCAAGCGGGTCACCGGACCGGCGATGATCTACAAGCGTCAGAAGCTGGACCGTCAGGACATCATCGACGTCACCGACTTCGACGTCGTGGGCTGGATGAAGGTCGAGATGCGCGGCAAGCTGGACGAGGAGATCGCGCGAGCGGGCCTCTTCGGTGACGGTCGACCCACCATGGTCGGTGGCGACCTCAACCCGGACAAGATCCCGGAGCCCTCGGGCACCTCGGGTGACGGTATCCGCTCGGTGTTCAACGACGACGACCTGTACAGCACGCGCTACTACGTGCCCATGCCGGCCGCTCCGACGAACGACGACTGGAACGGGCTGCTCGACTCGGTCACCGAGGCCGGCGAGTTCTACCTGGGTTCCGGCAACAAGACGGCCTTCGTGTCGTATCGCGTCGCGACCAAGCTGCTCACGATCCGCGATGGCTTCGGCCACCGTGTCTACCGCAACCTCAGTGAGGTCGCGGCGGACATGGACGTCTCCTCGATCGTCCGCGTTCCGTCTGAGCTCATGCCCGAGGCCTGCTTGGCCGTCGTGCTGGACCTCGCGGACTACAACTTCGGTACCAACCGAGGTGGCGAGGTCACGCTGTTCGATGACTTCGACATCGACTTCAACCAGTACAAGTACCTCATCGAGACCTACCTCTCCGGTGCTCTGACCCTGCCCTACTCGGCGCAGATCTTCATGAGCGTCGACCCGGAGGAGGAGACCCTCGTTGAGGACCTCACTGAGCCGGCTGTCGTCGACAACGTGATCACCGTCCCGACCCAGACGGGTGTCGTCTACACCGACGCCGCTGACGGTTCGACCAAGGTGGGTGGCTCGACCATCACGCTGAACGCCGACACGCTCAAGCAGGTCAAGCTCGAGGCGAAGCCGGCCGCCGGCTACTACTTCGAGACGGACAGCGACATGAAGGACAGCTGGACCTTCCGCTACAAGGCCTGAGCCTAGGCCGGCCGTGCGGTACTCCGGAGCGCTGGGTGTAATCCAGCAGACCGAAGTCCGTCCCGGCATCTGGGAAGAGACAGTCATCGAGGTACCAGTACTCGGCGACGTGAAGCAGAGGACGGAGGTGTTGAGTGGTGAATCAGCGGTGCTCCCAGAGTACTCGACCACCACCAGCATCTCCGTCCCTGCTCGGGGCGTTGGGCCACTGAACAACTCCACCATCCGCTATATCACATACAAGAACATTCGTTGGCAGATCGCTTCGATCGTCGATGATCCACCTCGTATCGTGATCTACATTGGAGAGAAGTACAATGGCGCGACCCCTGAGTGAACTTCAAGCTCTCCTAAAGGGTCTGGAAGGCGTCCAAGATGCCTATATCCAGCCTCCAACCGAGGGTATGCAGTATCCCTGCATCATGATCGAGCGGGGATTGCCGAGCGATGTCGAGTTCGCTGACAATGTCAAGTACCTCTTCAAAAAGGCTTATACGATCACAGTAATGGATCGTATGCCTGACAGTCTGATCCCCGACCTCGTGGAAGGGCTTCAACATAGTCGTTATGACCGGTTCTTCCGGACAAACGGCTTGAATCACTTCGTTTTCCAGATGTTCTTCTGACAGAAAGGTTCGACATGCCCGAAATCGTTTGGGACGAGCTCGACCAGCGCTTCTTCGAGCGCGGCGTCGATCAGGGCGTCCTCTACACCCCGACCGCGGGTGTCTACGGCACTGGCGTGGCTTGGAACGGTCTCACAGCCGTCACCGAGTCGCCGGCTGGTGCCGAGTCCAACAAGCAGTACGCGGACAACATGGTGTACGTGAACCTCCTCTCCGTTGAGGAGTTCAACGCCACCATCGAGGCCTTCACCTTCCCCACCGAGTTCCTGGCCCACGACGGCGTCGTCAAGACGACCAATGGTGCCCAGATCTCCATGCAGTCCCGTCCCACCTTCGGCTTCTCTTGGCGCTCGCTCAAGGGCAACGGGGTCGACGAGGACCTGGGGTACATCATCCACATGGCCTACGGCCTGCAGGCCTCTCCCTCGGAGAAGGCCAACAACACCGTCAACGACAGCCCCGAGCTGAAGGCCTTCTCATGGGCCGTCTCCTCGACTCCTGTCGCCGTGACGGGTCACAAGCCGACCGCCCACGTCTCGGTGGATAGCACCGACTCTGATGTGGACCCGGCTGGCCTCGAGGCTCTGCTGGACGAGCTGTACGGTCGTGGCGCCAGCCCGACCCCTCGGCTTCCGCTGCCCGACGAGGTCGACACGCTGCTGGGTTCCGGCGGCGCCTGAGGGACCTAGTGCCGGGGTTGATCTCGATCCCCATCAACCCCGGCACTAGCCTTGGCTAAAAAGGAGAATGTCATGCTTGAACTTGAAGTAATGACAGACGAAGGAACGGTCAAACTCCAGTTCGAACATTCTCTTCGAAATCTGTCAAAATGGGAGGAGAAATTCAAGATCTCTTGGTTTGCCTCTCGCGAAAAACTTCCGAGCCAGATGCTGGATTACTACCAGTGCATGCTTTTGTCTACGGATGTAGATCCCGATCTCGTGTATGGACTCAGTCCGAATCAACTCGATGAGTTGACAGAGTACATCAACGAATCTCGAACCGCGTCTTCAGTACCTCAGGGGAGGCCAACTCATAATCCTGAGATCACCACCACAGAGTTGGTGTACTACTGGATGACTGCGCTCAAGATCAATTGGGAAGCACAAGACTGGCACTTCAGCCGTCTGATGATGCTGATTGAAATCACGAGCTACAAGAACCAGCCCGAAGACAAGAAGAAGCGTCGCACCGCAGGCGAAGTAATGACCGATTGGCGCCAGGAGAATGAGCGCCGTAAGAAGCTCTTCAATACATCCGGTTAGGAGGCCCGATGATCAACTGGGATGATCCCGACAAGCGGTACTACCAGCACGGCCTCGACCATGGCGTGTTGTACATCCCGGACCTCGACCCGATTCCTTGGAACGGTTTGACTGGGTTCGATGAAGGAGGAGAAGGCGCTACCGAACTTCTGTATCGGGATGGCGTTGTATACCTCGGAGATGCAGAACCTGGTGACTTCGTAGGATCGATCACTGCGATGATGTACCCCGATCAGTTCGGCGGTTGCATCGGTCTTCCACGGGCCACTGACGGTTTGTATGTTGACAATCAGAAGCCCACACCATTCCATCTGTCGTATCGTTCTTTGATCGGTAGTGGATCTCGGGGCGA